ATGTACGACGATCCCCGCAAAATCCGTCATCGCCGCATCGTTGTGCGCGTCAACGACGACAACTACGACATCATGAAAGCCCTCGCGCAGTATCAGGGAGAGAACCTGGCGACATTGGCCCATGATCTGCTGATGCACCAGGCCATCGCCCTGGCGCAATCCTATTCGATGCCGATCTTATCCGAGCAGAACGTGCAAGCCAAGGCGCTCACGAGCCACTTTTCAGTGCCTCGCAATGCCTGATATCGAATTACCGTTCACCCATCCTGCGTTAGTCGAAGCCCTGGAAGTGATCATGATGCGAGAAGGCTTCGACACGATTGAACAGGCCGCTGAGTTCGCTCTAGCGCAATCTGTTCGAGAAGGTATCAAACGTGTTACTGGCAAGGGGCGTGCACTCTATGCCATCAAGGGAAAGAAAACAACATGCGTGTAATCAGCCTGCCGTGCCCTCATTGCCAAAGCCCTGTACGTGCAGCCAAAAGCCGGACCATGTCTACGCTGATGAAGGAAATCACCTATCGATGCCAGAACGTCGATTGCGGCCATACCTTCGTTGCCACGCTGGAGATTTCTCGTACCGTGTCGATGTCCGCAATGCCTAATCCCGAGGTGAGCCTTCCCATCTCGCCCCGTGCGTACCTCGCCCCCCAAGGAACAAGTACTGCCTGACTTGCTGGTGACCGCCTAGCCGGTCGCTAAATCCCAAATTGACTAAGACCTGTCGTGCGCCGTTTGGCGCACGCGGGATTCGCTCACCCTAAAGAAACCTCACATGGCTCTCGATCAGCAACAGATAACGCTTGCCCTCGCCTCGCTGCGGGTTCGCATGAGCGACGACCTCAAAGAGTTTCGGTGCGCCCAGCGCATGCTGCAGCGCAAAGCGGTGCTGCAAGACGAATTGCAGTGGAATGTGATCTGGCAAGGCAAGAACGTTATTTCCGCCCGCCTCGTCCAGCGCTTGCAGCGCCTCGGCGGCCTGATGGGGGCGTGGTAATGCGTATTGTGATCGCTCATGGCATCGCTGTTCTGTTGCTGCTTGCGCCCTCTCTTCTGGCCGCTCTCGGGCTGGTGCGGGGGTAATGATGCGCGGTGCACGAATTAAAGACCATGCGTCATTCCGTCCGGCATCGGACCTGCTGCGCGAGCGCGCGGCATGGGTGCCCACGCCTCCGGGTAATAAAGCTGCCAAGGCCGAACTAGAGAAATCCATTTCTCTACTGCGCAACCGGCGTCGGCCCAATCTCCAAACCGGGATTGCCTATTCCTGGGCGGCGATGCCCAAGCCAGTACGCCGCCACATCCTGGCCCTGGCCGGACTCTCGGCGGATCGCTGGGAATGCCCTATTCACTCCTTCACGGAAGCTGAACGCCTGGCGATGCGCCATGCAGTGCTGGGTGCCATTACGACGTATGAAAGAGCTCTCAATGCAGTCTAGAACAGTCGATCCGAAGACACGGCGTCGGCATCGGGCCTTCGTGGAGTCTCAGCAGTTTGCCGGAGAACTGGCACGTATTCCGCTGAAGTGGCGCGGACGTGTCGTGAGCCAGGCACTGGAACTGATGTCGGTATGGCACTGGAACAAGATTTTTGAACCGGTCGCCGTTCAGTTCGTCCGCGAATTCGCTGAGCAGTATGTGCCGGCCGGCGTGGATCTGTCGCAGGATGATGCCGATATTTGCGCCACGGCCGAGAAAGCCGCCGAGAACGTCAAAAAGGTCTTGTGGAAAGCGATTTCTGACACTCACGCACGCGACCTCATCGAACAAGAATGCAGCGACTACGGCATTGATATGCCTGAAGTGGATGATGACGATCTGCGCGCCATCATTGCGCGTGTCGTGGATCCGCGCTGGTGGCGTCGGCAACTGCGCAAGGTGGTCGGCCGTGCGTTTGAGGGTGGCAATATTCGCTTGGGCTATGTGCACTATCACGGCGAGCCCTATGCCAGTAATGACGCCGTACTCTCTCGGCTGGCGCAGAACAGAAGAAATGCAGCCGCGCTGGAAGCGACCATTGTGCGCAATGAGGCTGGCCAGGAATTCAGCATTGCTGAGCTGGCCGAGAAGACGACTGCCAATAAGACCATCCGTCGCGGCGAACTCATGCTGCGCATCAATGGTTTCGAGGTAATTGCGAAAGAGTGCAACGATCAGGGACTGTTCCTCACCTGGTCGTGCCCATCGCGCTTCCATGCGACGCTGCATACGGGCAAGCCGAATCCGAAGTATGACGGTTCGGACCCGCGCACTGCCAATAAGTACCTCGGCAAGATGACTGCGCTGGCGCGTTCGGCGCTGGCCCGTCGCGGCATCGGTCTGTACGGTTTCCGTATCGCTGAACCGCATCATGATGGCTGCCCGCACTGGCACATGCTGGTGTTCGTGCGTGCGCTGCCGGATTACACCACGCCCCACGTCAAGGACGTGGCTAGCCGCGCTATCCGCGTCATGAAGCGCTACGCCTGGCGCGTGGATCGCGGCGAACCGGGGGCGTTCAAGCGCCGCCTGGATGTGAAGCGCATCGACTGGGCGAAAGGCAGTGCTGCAGGTTATATCGCCAAGTACGTGGCCAAGAACATCGATGGCGTGGCGGACCACAAGACCAAAGAAGGCTACCTCATCACCACCGATATGGCGGGGGATCGGGAACTAACACCCTCAGCCCGCGTGGAAGCCTGGGCGGCCCGCTGGGGCATTCGCCAGTTCCAGCAATGGGGCGGTGCGCCGGTTAGCGTCTGGCGCGAGCTCCGCCGCGTGCCTGCAGACATGGTCAAACAGGCCCCGCCGGCCATGGCCGCCGCCTGGGATGCCGTGCAAAAGGTCGAGGGCGAGAAGCGTGCATGCTGGGCGAGTTATCTGCGTGCCCAAGGTGGCGCTCTGGTGAAGCGCGACGATCTGATGGTCACGCTGGCCAAGGAAACCAAGACTGTGACTGGCCGCTATGAAGAGTGTGAGCGCGTGATGCCCTATGGCGTCCAGTGCCGCCAGATGGTCGGGGTGGTCTTTAAATCGGTTCGGCATACATGGACACCAGTTCAAGGGCACGACACCCGCGCATCGGCGGGTTCGGGGTTCCCTTGGACTCGTGTAAATAACTGTACGCAACCCACTGGATCTGACTTTGCGGCCGATGTGTCCTTCGAGCCGAAGGCGAAGCCAGCATCTGTCATGTTCCAGCCCGACCAGGCCGCGCAGATCGATCATGCCTGGCTCGCCCTGGGCGCATGCCCCTGGCCCCGGCCGGTGGTGGACGACATGCCGACATGGCCAGCGCCAGCCATGACGGCCGACGAACAGCGCCGGGCCCTGGCCGCCTGGGATGCCATCAAGGCGTGTCCCTGGCCGCGCGTGGTGCCTGTGCCGGACAAGTCACCGCGCCACGGGACGCCGCGCCAGGTCGCCGACTGGCGCGCCGGCCGGCTCGATGTGACCGAACTTCCGATTGATACCAACCCAACGAAAGGGAGCGCCCCATGACCGCGTTTCGTGTCGTCGTGCGCACTGCCAGCGCACGCCATTCCTATACCGCCATCGCAGCCCATAGCTGCGACGTGATCGCCGCCGCCGTCGATCGCTTTGGCGTGTGTTCTGTTACGGCCACCAAGGAGAAGAAGCAATGAATGCACCTGTGAAATTTGATGTAATCGCCGCTGCGAGCAAGTCGCGTGACTTCGTGATACAGCCCCCGCAGTCCCTGGACCGCATCACGTTCAACACGCCCGACGATGGTGTAATGGCCGGCTATGTGTCGGTCATCCGTCAGCACTTGGGCAATGGCCAGCGCTTCGCATGGGTGGAACTGGATAACGAACTGGCCGGACAATTTCGGGGCGTGCCACTGGCCGATATCATTGGCTGCGACAACTGCGGTCCAGCACGACGCCAGGCTGCCGCCGCTAAGGATTCACGCCGCTTGTGCCTCACAGACTACAGCGGCACCCTGGCCGATCAACTTCGAGCAGCGGGCCGCACATGAGAGGGAGCTCGTCAAAGTTGCATGTGGTAAGCCTCTCAGGCGGGAAGGACAGCACCGCCACCGCCCTGATGGCAATCGAACTCCACGGCCGCGAGGCCTGCCGTTTCGTCTTCGCCGATACCGGGAACGAGCATGAGGCGACCTATGCTTACGCCCTCGACTATCTGCCGCAGGCGCTGGATATCACGGTGGACGTCGTGAAGGCAGATTTCTCCGAGGAGTTCGCCACCAAGCGGGCCAATTTGGCCAGGATCGCCGCAGGAGAGGCGGAATCAGCCGTCTATGGCAAGCGCAAGTTCATGTACGCCTGGACCCCCGAGGCCGCAGCGCTGGCGTTGGAATGGCTGGTCCCGACTGGAAATCCGTTCTTGGATCTCTGCATGCTTAAAGGTGGTTTTCCCTCCCGCAAGCGACAGTTTTGCACCCAGCATCTGAAGCGTGATCCGCTCACTGAATACCAGCTAAATCTTGTCGAAGCTGGCTGGCTAGTGGAGTCCTGGCAGGGTGTGCGTGCAGATGAGTCCGAGGCCCGACGCTGGTTGCCGGCGTATGAATATTTGGGCGCTGGCATGTCCGTGTTTCGGCCGATTCTGCGCTGGAACGTGGCTGATGTGTTTGCTGCACATCGCGCCGCTGGCATTCAACCGAATCCACTCTACACGCAGGGAATGTCCCGGGTGGGCTGCATGCCGTGCATCAATTGCGGCAAGGCTGAGCTGTCGCAGATCGCGCGCCGATTCCCTGAACACATCGAACGGATCGCAGCATGGGAGCGCCTCGTATCCCAAGTCTGCCGGCCGCTCTCGCCGGTCTCGTTCTTCCACAAGGGGACACAGGGGCATTCTGGCCAGGTCTCGACCATTGCGCACGTCGTCCAATGGTCCAAGACCTCCCGCGGCGGTCGCCAGTTTTCACTGCTGACGGACTTAGACGAGCCGACTGCTTGCTCGTCTGCCTACGGCCTTTGCGAATAAGACAGAGAGCGAACATGAGTGATATTTTTCTGGATGACGCGAGCCTTGACAGGCTGACCGGAATTCGCCGCGGTAGCACGCGCGCAGGTGTCAAGCAGACCAAGTATGAAATGCAGGCGGCGTTCCTGCGCGCAATCGGGATTCCTTTTATCGTGAATGCGCGCGGCCGGCCGGTGGTCCTGCTGTCGGCGGTAGAATCGCGCCGCACGGCAGAGGCCCCGAAAAAGGGATGGAAACCAGCAGTGATTGGGGTATGACATGGGGCGCAGGCCGTCGAAAAATTCGAATCTTCCACGTGGCGTGCGTGCGCGAGAGCAGCGCAGTGGCGTGATTTACTACTACTACGATGCCGGCGGCAAGCCGCGTCGTGAGATTCCGCTCGGCTCTAACTATGTCGAGGCCATGCGAAAGTGGGCCGAACTGGAGGCGATGCCGCCTTCCACTGTGTCCAAGGTGGTGACCTTCCGCTATGCCTGCGAGGTGTACCAGCAGAAATACATGCTGGACAACAGCCCCAAGACTAGGCGCGAGAAGCTTCGGCAGTTCCCGTTCCTCTTCGAATTTTTCGACAATCCTCCGGCGCCGCTCGAAGAAATCAAGCCGATCCACGTCCGCCAGTACATGGCCTGGCGCAGCAAGAAGCGGCAGGATTCTCTGCGCGAAAAGGGGCTTGAGGTGAAGGGGGACGAAGGGCGCGTTGCGGCCAATCGTGACAAGGCGCTGATTTCGCACGTCTGGAACGCGGCACGGGCCGAGGGGCTGACCGATTTGCCCAATCCCTGCGCCGGCATCAAGTCCTTCCGCGAGGAGGGACGGGACGTTTATGTCTACGACGACATGTATTCCAAGGTATGGCAGAAGAGCGGCCAGGTGCTGCGCGACGCCATGGATCTGGCATACCTCCTCGGCGGCCGGGTAGCCGACGTGCTCAAGGTGGACGAGAAGCACATCCGCGAGGGTGCCTTAGAGGTCACACAGAACAAAACCAACAGCAAGGTGCGTATCGAGATTACAGGGGAACTGAAGGTGCTCGTCGACAAAATCCTGGCGAGGAAGAGAAGTATCGTCGGAAAGGTCACGACAACGCGCCTGCTGGTGAATGAAGAGGGCCAGCCGCTTACCTATGAAACCTTGCGGAGTAGGTTCGACAAGGCCCGGGAGGATTCCGGAATTCCCTTCGCCGAGTTCCAGTTCCGAGACCTGCGCGCCAAGGCCGGAACGGACAAGACCGATTCCGAAGGGGTGAGGGCAGCGCAAGGGCAGCTCGGCCACAAGAGTGTGACCACGACGGAAATTTACGTCAGAAAGCGGCGCGGTCAGAAGGTGACGCCGACGAAGTGATCTTGCCGCCTCCGGGCGGCACTTTTTTGTTCAATTTCAGACCGCCGGCATCGCACAAGTCTATTAGCGGATTTCTCCTTTGGGATTGCTGGAGCTATTCACTTGAGATTGGAGCCAGGTCATGATCAGGCTTCGCATTTCAAGGTCTGCTGGAAGCTGCTTGACTTCCATAGGCAATGCAACCTGGCCCGCTAGCAGTGCCGCCAAACCTCTTCGAATTGCCGTTTGATCGCTTTCGATTTCGCTATGCCCAGTAGGCCAATAGAAATCCCTCTCTAAGTCGAGTCGGTCAAAATCGTAGTTGAGGTGCTGCGCCATCTGGTAAAGCAGGTCCGTGAACAATCGCACCCGATTCTCGCCCCAAGTGGATACCTTCGAATCGCGCCCCAGGTGATCTAGGTAAGTTTTCCAGGCCGTAATAACGGGCCGCACTTTATAAAATTCGATGGGTATTGCATTCAATGATTCCACATGGGCTGGAGACAGGCCATGCGCTCTTGTGAGCATCAAAGTGCGATAAATATTTACCTGTCGTGCCTCTAATGCCCCTCTGCGCTCGAGACATTTTTGAATTCTTAGTGCGGCAATGGGGCCAGCAAACGTCGCCAGCATGATTGCTAAGTCAGTAATTTTTATCGAAAAGTCCCAGGACATTCCCGCCTCCGCTCAAGATTGTGAGGTTGCCATTATGTCACCACTCTGGTGCTGTTCAGCACCGGGTATTGATGGGGAAAAAATGCGAGCGGATTTGTCCTTGCGCGCGTAAGTGAAAAAATTGCGGAGCAAAGCCAGAATTGCGGAGCAAAAAAAAGCGGCCTGCATCGCTGCAAGCCGCTTCTGTTCTGGTGCTGATGGGCGGAATCGAACCGTCGACCTACTGATTACGAAATAGCGTTGCTGAGGGCTAAAAGCTTATAAAAATCAGCAGGTTAGGGCGGGGTGGGTGGGTTATTGAGACCTGCGATTGGTGTGTGTAAGTGCTTGATTTCATTGGAGCGGATTCTGTCGAATAACCCGCTATTAGCCAAGCGCGGCGGCCGATGATAGAGTGCCGTGCATCGTGTCCGCAATCGGCCAGGAGCGGACATCTCGCAATGACGAAACGCCAGTTACAACTTGTCCTGGTTCATACGCTTTGCTATCTCTGCCGCAGCTTCCCTTCGTTCGCTGTAGCGGTCAGTCAGATAAGGTGAGATATCCCTGGTCAGCAGGGTGAACTTGAAAAGCTCCTCCATTACGTCGACGACCCGCTCATAGTAGGGCGAAGCCTTCATCCTGCCGGCATCATCGAACTCTTGGTATGCCTTGGCGACCGACGACTGGTTTGGAATTGTCAGCATCCGCATCCAGCGTCCGAGCACGCGCATCTGATTGACCGCATTGAATGACTGGGAACCGCCTGATACTTCCATGACGGCAAGAGTCTTTCCCTGAGTGGGGCGAATCGCCCCTTGCGACAACGGAATCCAGTCGATCTGAGCTTTCATGATGCCGGTCATGGCGCCGTGGCGTTCGGGCGAGCACCAGACCATTCCCTCGGACCATTTGGCCAGGTCGCGCAGCTCTGCAACTTTCGGGTGAGTATCCGGCTCGCTGTCCGGCAAAGGCAGACCACGCGGATCGAAAACCTTGACCTCACCGCCAAATGCCTCCAGTAGGCGTGCCGCCTCCATCGTCAACAGTCGGCTATATGAGCGCTCTCTGACGGAGCCGTAAAGCAGGAGGAAGCGCGGCCGATGGGTAGATACGCCGAATCCTTTGAAATCGCTAGTCGCCGGGACTCGGAACTCGCCTGCCGCGATGTTCGGAAGATCACTGAGCCGGTGCGACACGTTGCCCCTCCGCGTTCACCACGACTTCACCGTCCTCCTTTGTGAATGCGCCCTGCTGCGGATTGGAGAGGATATCCAGCACCAACTCCGACGGGCGGCACAAGCGAGTGCCGATGGTTGTCACCACAAACGGCCGGTTGATCAGGATTGGGTGCGCCAGCATGGCATCCAGCAGTTGGTCGTCCGTGAGATCGGGCTTATCCAGTCCCAGCTCCGCGTAGGGCGTGCCCTTTTGGCGAATCGCCTCGCGTGCGGTCAGGCCGGCATCTCTGATCATCTTTGCCAGTTGCTCCCGGCCTGGTGGATGCTGCAGATATTCAATAACAGTTGGCTCTTCCCCGCTATTGCGGATCATGGCCAGAGTGTTACGGGATGTACCGCAAGCGGGATTGTGATAGATGGTGGTCATGGCGTTTCCAGGGTAATGTTTCAGACTCTATTGAAGGCGGATCGCGAGCGCTGCGAGCGTAACCAGCAGCACCGGCATCGTGAGTACCGCACCGATGCGGAAGTAATATCCCCACGAGATGTGTAGCTTCTTCTGGTCCAGCACGTGCAGCCAGAGTAAAGTCGCCAGACTGCCAATTGGCGTGATCTTCGGCCCGAGGTCGCAGCCAATCACGTTGGCGTAGACCATAGCTTCGCGTACCACGCCATGTGCCGTTGTGGCGTCGATGGATAGCGCACTGACAAGTACGGTCGGCATGTTGTTCATGATGGAAGATAGGACTGCCGTCAGGACGCCGGTTCCGAGTGTTGCGGCCCAGAGCCCATGTTCCGCCAGACCATTCAGTACCTGTGTCAGCAGATTCGTCAGGCCCGCGTTACGCAGACCATAGACCACTAGGTACATGCCCAAGGAGAAGAAGACGATCTGCCACGGTGCCCCCTTGATCACCTCTCGCGTCGCGATCACATGCCCCCGCGCGGCTACCGCAAGAAGAATCAACGCACCAGCGGCGGCTACCGCGCTGATAGGAACACCCAGGCCTTCCAGCCAAAAGAAGCCCAACAGGAGCAGTGCCAGCACCCACCAGGCAGCCGTAAAGGTGGCCTGATCGCGTATTGCTGCAGCCGGCGCTTCCAGCTGCGAAAGGTCGTAGTTCTTTGGGATGTCCTTGCGGAAGAAGACAACGAGCGCCAAAAGCGTAGCGACTATCGCGGCCAGGTCGACCGGGACCATGACGCCGGCATACTGCGCAAAGCCAAGCTTGAAGTAGTCCGCCGAAACGATGTTGACCAGGTTCGATACCACCAACGGCAAGCTGGCTGTGTCCGCGATGAAGCCCGCCGCTATGACGAACGCTAGGGTCGCTTGCGGCGAGAACCGCAACGCTTGGAGCATGGCAATGACGATGGGCGTCAGAATCAGGGCGGCACCGTCATTGGCGAAGATCGCCGATACAGTGGCGCCCAGCAGCACCAACAATACGAACAGGCGGCGGCCGTTACCTTTGCCCCAGCGAGCCACATGAAGGGCAGCCCATTCAAAGAAGCCGGCCCTATCCAGCAGCAGGCTGATGATGATGACGGCAATGAAGGTCGCAGTGGCATTCCAGACGATGTGCCACACCGTTGGAATATCGGCCCAATGGATCACGCCCAAGGCCAACGCCACCGCCGCGCCTCCACATGCGCTCCAACCGATACCCAGGCCCTTGGGCTGCCAGATGACCAGCACCAAGGTAACCAGGAAGATGAAAAGCGCCACAAGCATGCTTACTCCACCTTAAGTCGCAGCAGCGGACGGTGAACAGCATGCACTGACTGGGGAGCAGGGATTGCCACCGCAGCAGTTCTCTGTGAGAAAGCCAAGAACCTCGTTCATGACGTCGTAATTGGCTGTATAAATGACGAAGCGCCCCTCCTGACGTGACATCACCAGGCCTGCGTGCGACAGCTCTTTCATGTGGAAGGACAGTGATGAAGGTGCGATGTCCAACGCCTCGCCGATTTTGCTCGCAGCACTGCCTTCCGGTCCGACCTGGACCAGATGGCGGAAGATGCCCAGACGGGATTCCTGCGCCAACGCTCCAAGCGCGGCAATGACGGATTTGGTTTCCATGGACCTATCTCATTAATTCAATATTTCAATTATCATTGAAATGAATGGCGGGATCAAGACGGATTACGCGTCGGTCGACGCCCGCTATCGGCCAGAAGCGGACCTTAGTCGCTAGACTTGCTTTTGGGTAATAAGTCTGTTTTTCAGCTTAGTCTGAAGGGTAGATAACGGACAAATCCTGCCGCTTCTCCCCGTCTACCCGCAGGCATCGTTTGTTGGTAAAAAGTCGGGCAGTCACGTAGGAAATGGGGCATTGTGGGGATACTCCCTGGATTGCCCATAACGGCTTTGCATTGGAAGCTGTGGCTTATCGCGCAGAAGCGGGAAATGTGACGAGGATATTAGATGAGCACGAAATACATCAAACAAGAAATGGAGCGACAACTTGAGTCTGCGCGAGATGCTGTGGTGGATGAAGTGAGTTTCATTAATTTTCTGAATGTACTCTCGGCAGATTGGTACGCAGAAACCGAATTACACGCAGCTTCACCTCAATCACCATATTCTGCAGGTGCACTGGGCTGGGAGAACGGCAGTATCGGCACATTTCTACAAGCCTCCGCTCGGTGGGTGGAGAATTCAAGAAATGATCTCCAATTCTATGAAGTTCCCAAAAATCCTTGGCGTAGGGTTGCCGATATCATGTTCATGGGGAAGATTTACGACTAGGACGGGATCTCAGCTCCCGGCCAGAAGCGGCCATTGCCAGCGTAAGAAGGCGCCCGCTTATCGCGGGCGTTTTGCCGTCTAGTGCTTCGAATAATCGTCAGGCGCGAGCCAGTGTCGGAAAGCCATCAAACGCTCCGCCAAGCTGTTTTCGCGCAGCGCGCGGCTTCATTTGCCGGCTGAATCAAAAACGCCTCCTAGGCGCGTCAAAATGCGTCAGATTTGAGGCTCGTCGGATGCGGTGCGGCGCTAGGCTGGGCGAGCTTCGGCGTCTGGTGCAAATTTGAGTCAAAACCGACCTGTCTAGCGGGCAGGCGCGGGGTGGGGGCAACCGCGCGCTAGAAGAGCGGATAATATAAAAATATTGCAAATTTGCAACTTTATGGCTGTCCCAAGAATTGTCGGTGTCGCGGTTCCCCAAAGGTAATAGGGCGAAGGTTATGAAATATATTTGAGCGAAGCCACCAGGCAGGTTCGTCCCGAGACTGCGATAGCTATATGATGGGTGAACGGCTATGGACAGCCGAATAGGAGCTGTGATGAACTCGCATGAATATTTCGACGTACCTCTCGCCAACCGAAATTCCGCGTCGGAATTCGCTTCGCGATGGAAATCTCAGGCATTTAATACACGGGTTCCGACGAGGACCGACGTCGCATTATTACGCCCCGAGGAAGTTTCATCTTTGCTTGAAAATTGGATATGCCGCAGTGCTACAGAAGTTATTCCTAGCCGTTTACAGATATCGCAAGTCAAAAATATTTTGTTAGCTAGGCCAGATGCGTCGGAGCTCGCGAATTTAATCAAGTTCTGTGATCGTAGAATAGGTACAGGAAGCCTACCCTGGTGAGAGAGAGGACCGGAGCGTCTTCATTCGGAGAGCTCTTAAGCTGCTGGGCCGTTCCGAATGTAGCGATCGTCTACAATCCTACGCCCCTCAGCCACGCCCGCCTCAAGGGCCGCAGAGCTACTCTCATAGATCCATGCTTTGTCAAACCTATACGGCAAGAAGAGAATTCCGTTCCGGTTGATGTATAGCTGCTTAATTACCCACAGCCCTTTTTCTCGACCACACCGGACTAAAATATTAAAGCCTCGATAGGCCTGCTCGGTATAGACGTGATTCATCATCTCCATCCTGATTAGTGGTCTTGTTACTATCGATCGCATATCCGCGCTCTACATCTTTCCACCTTTCTTTCACGCGGGCATCGGAGCGATTGCAAACAGTTTCCCCTTCCAAGGCTCAATTGAAGCATCGAAAACTAAAAATACAATTTCCTTGTTACCGGTGCCTTCCCGTATAAATTGCGCTATTGCTTTTCGGCATACGATCATTTGCCCTTCTAAGTCGGTAGGTGAATCACAAATTTGAAACTCGGCTCTGGTTCGGCCACTGCCCAACCCGCTTGTAACTTCGATAACCTCTTTCTTACCAATCCTCAGCCATACAAAACCGGCCTCGTGTCCTATATCTTCGAAATAAAATCGCATGGCAGCTCTCTCAAATAAAAGGGCCGCGACTGCGGCCCCATAACAAACTAAATTACGATCCTGTTAAAGATTACGAGGATTGATCTGCCTTCTCGTTCTCTCCTCGATGTCCTTTTCGATAGATGTTGCCGCCATCATAGCGACGCGGGCCGGCGTCACTTTGCTGATCGGCTTGCTCTTGTTTTTTTCGCTCGTGTTCGGCAGTCGCAAAGCCACCTTCGTGAGAACGCAAAGGTTTCTCATTTTGAAGTGTGAAGCCTGCCTTTTCGATACGATTGATGCCCTGGGTTTTATTAAAATTCGACATTGTTGATCCTTTAAATCACGGTCTAATATGAGCGTAAATGGACAGGCCGCAATGGCCATTTCTGCTACATCCATATCGCGAGCATTATTCGAAAATAGTGATAGATGTCCGCATACGTGAATGCTGATAACGTGATATTTATGCGCCGAATCTCTCTTGGGTTTCAGCTCTTAATTGTGTCCCCATCTCGGCCCAAAGAGGCCATTAAGACAGTGTCAATTCATTCTGGTAAGCGATGGGTGAGCGCTGCGACATGCGATAAGTGCCTCGCACATATTTACACCTTGTGCGAGTAAAACTGCCTCTGCGCGATAAACGCCAGCAAGATTTTTCTTTGAAAAGATTTCGCTGTTGCGTTCTGATATGGAGATGCTGTTCATTTGCCATCCATCGGCATGTTGTGTGTAGTTTAGCTCGTATGAAAAGTTGCCAGAGCTATCCGAAGTTTGATATGTGGACATGAAAATTCTCGGTCAGTGTGATTGTTAGTTTGGCTTGACCGATGTCGAAGGAATGAACTTCATCCAGGCATTTTGCAAGTCTTCTGTTCAAATTCATAGGCGCTGCTATTTCAAGGATTTTACAACAGCGGCAGGACGTATTTTTTATTGAGTTGAGGGAAGCAGCGCTATTCGCGCATGCTAGAACTGTATCTAGTGAACTTCGCGACACCCTTGGACGCGCAATACCCGGCGCATATGGTCTGGTCTCGAATTTTGAAAAGACCTACTTCTCTCCTCCGCCGCCTGTAACAGCAAGCGCTGCTCGCCGTTTGACACTGCCAACTCTTCCCCACATGAGCCTCTTCTTTCTAAAGCTCATTGCTTTTCTGTTGAGTGCTAGAGGATCGCTGAGCTCATTATTCTCAAAATAGCAGTCACCGTGTAGGCGCCGATGCTCCTCTACCGCCTGTGCAACCTCGTCGCTATCAAAGCGGCTGTTGGAATACAGTTTCATTTTTTCTCCGTATAGGACACGTTGGCATCAAGACTTTGTGAGCGTCATGATCTGCTATGTAGTTACTAATCCTCTGACAAAACCATGCGCCACTGATCGCATAGGTCGTTGGTCTGACCACGACCACGCGCACGCTCGCTAAGCACCTCTTCGACGCACTCAAAATCCTCAAGCTGTCGAGAGTAGCCAGAATAGATCTCGGGTCGAGATAGTGGAAAATCCACGCCACCTAATGTCTGGCACAAGGTGTGCCGACCGCTGAACATGTTCATACAGTTCTCCAAAAAGAGCACCTAACGACACCTCAACGGATGGACTCAAGGAAATGGAACGGAATCGATGTTGGGATGGGGGAAACGGGATCATGTAAGCCAGCTTTTGCTTACGAGAGGACCCGAGGAGGGATGTGCAGACCTTACTCTTAATTCACGTCGAAAACGGATATGACCCTCATTTATTTTTCAATCACTGAAGAGTAGTCCATAGTCTTTCTTGTATGGATACATCAGAAATTTTTCCTTGTTCATCGAGAAACCTTTCCTTGGAGACTCGACGTGCAAGCTGTTAATTTTCACCTTTACGCCCCCTTGGATGCACAAACAGCCTCCACAGTCGAAATGAGGAGAGTGAGCGAGCAAGGTTTAAGAAGAACGGCCGAAAAAACCGTCAAAGTTTCAGTTAAGCTGCGTATGGGCGTTGCGCTGAGAAGCACAATGGGTATTCCGGAATGACGTGTGTCAGATTTGATTTTTATCGCGAATTCCAGTCCATCCATTACAGGCATACGCAAGTCGGTAAGAATTACATCAACTTTGTATTTTGAACGGCCCATGACTTCAAGGGCCTCTTCGCCATGTTCGGCACATAAGACCCGATAGCCAGCAGCTTCAAATGCATCTACAAAAATACTTCTCACTTCTTCATTATCTTCGACAACCAAAAGGCAACGGATAATGCTTGATTCTTCTTTCATCGGGCTGTCCTCCGAGTAAATGGGCTGCGTCCCGATGATCTAAATGAACAGTATTTGGAAGTATGCCTTGCGGCATGAAGGAGGAAAATCAGATATCTAGCCAAACCAGATAACATTTCTCCTACAAATCCGGACAGATTTGGAATACCTTGCCTTTAGGGCTGTTACATCCTTGAAGAGTTTGCTATTGCGAGCAAAGAAAGAGCCAACGGCAGCCATCCAGCAATTAATGCTGGGATAACGCGCTGCGTTCTCAGAAAGAAAATTGCAAACCACATTAACAGAGCATAAAAGAGTGGATATGCAACGCAGTAGATCAATGCTCGAAGTGAATAAGAGTCCTCGAACAACTCTTTAAAACTTCCTGAGAATCCAGCCGAAAAAACCTCTTCGGCACTTGGGAGAACAGTAAATGCACAAAGTAAAAGTGGCAGAGCTGAGGCGACCATGCCAGCGATCACTATACGTTTAGTGAGGTCTGTTTTTACGCGACTCGAATTGACGCCTAAGAAACTTTTTATTTTTTGTCGTCTATTCACTCGGCGAATCCTATTTGGTCAATTCAACAGCGGCATTCGCAGAGTTTTCCCCTGATGCAGTCTGGGGGAAATGGTCGCGGTCGACGGACTCCTGCCTTAACAACATGAAGACCATGTGCGTAAAGGCTGACTCCAGCACCGCCCTGTACTTTTCGCGCGCTGCTGGAATTTCCTGATATTTTTCTCTCAGTCCATCGCCAAAGATATGATAAACGTCAATAGGCTCCGCTTCGTCCGCCTGCATTGCTAATACACACGCTCTGACTGCAGAGTGAGAAAGATCGCTGACTAGCTCACCATTTTCTGCCATCTCCGCGATCGAAGTCAGAATTCGGAGATATCTGACCGCGATTTTATTTGAGTGTGTGTACATATCTCTCTCCATTTCTCCGGGAATTTTAATCCGCTCGACCAATTGGCTGTATCAGGGAAATCCCGACACAGCGCGGAAGTGATGGAGGTTGAATCCTTTCAAAATGCCAATTTTCATACTCTAGATGTACCCGAGCGCCGCATAGCTTCAAATTCACACTGAAAATCATCTCTACATTCTTTGTTGCAGAACAGTAATCCGGCGGCTATCGGTTCGTCACAAAAATGGCAACGACAATCTGGCTGTAGCAATGGAGCGCGGCGCGCTGCTGCTAGGCCGGCTGCGATAGTTCGGTAGATATTGCTGTCTGCGTTATCTGCATGATCGCTCACGATTATTTGCCCTCATTGGTAGGAAGTTGATAGGGACGGAACCGGACCACCTCTTGGTCGGCCCATTCGTTCAAGGAAAGGAACTGCGCTTGCAACGGCTCAATCTCGTTGCAGCCGAAGACGGTGGCCGCCTTCGTCACATCGCCGAATCCGCCTGTGTTGTTGGGCATGGTCCCGAGCAATTGCGGCGGCACGCGATGCGCGGCCAGCACGTCATCGCGCGTGCAGTTCTTGATGTTGAAAAATTCGTCCTTGGCCGCGATCTCCGAGACCGGCAGGATCTGCAAACCGTCCTTCTTTCCGCCTGGCGCATACACAAACAAATTGCGGAAGTTGCCCGGCCCCTTGCTGTTGCGCATCGCCTCGCGCAACTTGTCCACGTCATTGACGTTGCTGGCGGTATCGGTCATGTAGAGGATGAAGCCCGCATGCGAGCCGTTGAGGTAGTAGCGCCGGCGGAAGAGCGTAGCCGACTCATTGAGCCACGCCGATTGCAACGCGCTCACGTACTGCGGCACCCCATACACCTCCTGGTTAATGTCTGGGGCCTGCAGGTGCCAGATGCCGTCCGACTCGAATTCGTAGGTATCTCGCCAGCCATTGACGAAGAAGTAGCGGCCTGGCTCCACGCCCACGCGCGTGTACTTGGCCAATGCCGGCTTGAGGCTCAAGAGCTTGCCCGTCATGCTCTCGCGCCGCTCGGCATAGCAGTTGCCGAACAGCAGGAAGTCCAACGCTAGGCGCGTGAAGTCGCCACGCGACAAAACGGCGGACGGCTGGAAGGTCGACGCCAAGATATTGACCTTGCACCAGATCGCACTAGCGTGATGAACGCTGGCATTCAAGGATTTGGCCAGGCCTACCATGCTCAAGGGCGGCTCGTACCAATTGCCGTTGCGGTAGCACTCGACGTCGGCCAGCATATCCCGGCCTTCCAGCACGGGTGATGGGTCGCCGAAAGAGAATGCCTCAATGGCTGGCGGTGGCGCCTCGACCTTGGCCGGCAGGGCATTGTCGGATGCAGCCGCGCGGCGGCGTGCTCTGTGTTTCATCAGAAGAACTCCATGGAAGAGGTGTTGTTAGCGGTGGTGCCTTCGAAGGGCTCGTAGTCGAGGGCGTGCATGACCGACCAAGCCAAGTCAGCGTGGCCGGTCTCTTCCGAGCGGCCGGCGTCATAGGTGACTGCACGGCCGCTGGGCGTGAGAATCTTGCGAATGGCCATGAAGGACTGCGCGATGTCCGTCCAGCCGGCGTCGAACTGCAGGCGTCCACTGCGGATGATGTTTTGTGCCTTCAGCACCATCCGCGTTTTGACTTCGGGCGAGTAGCTGATGGCGGTAGCACCTGGGAAGAACTGTTTCACCAAGGGATAGACACCCACACCCATGCCCGTGGTGTCGATACCGATGTACTGCACGTTGTAGCGGCCGCACATTTCCTTGATGAGCGCCGCTTGCTCGGCGAAGTCTTTGCCGCGCCATTGGTGCCGCTCAAGGATGCGGAAATTGCCGCCAGGGACCAGAGGTGGGGCAATCACCGAGCAACCGGCACTGTCGCCCGTCAATGACGGGTCATAACCGATCCACACGGGACGATGGCCGAAGGGGCGCGCTGTGAAGGGCTTGTAGTCGTCCCAATCCACCCACGAATCCACCATGCCGCGCTGCAGGTCGGCCAGGGGGAACACCGACGCGGAATCGTCGATGAAGTTACACATCAACAGGTTGTCGAACTGATCCGGCGAATATTCGAAGTCGCGCAGTTCATCGATGTCGAACAGGTCGCAGCCACCGGCCGCAGCATCCATGATCGTGACGATCTGGCGCCAGATTTTGTCCTCGCCGGTGAAGCCAGAGGACAAGCGCTTGTGGCTCACATCGATGTTGACCTTCTCGCCCTTGGCGCGGCGCTTGTTGAAGGCTTCGCCTGTCCAGAACGGATAAGCCTGGTGCGTGGTAGCCGATGGCGTCGAGAAGTAGGTTTTGCGCCACTTCTTGTGCAAGGCCATGCCGGACGCGACCTTGTTCAGCTCGGTGAAATTGTGCGTCCAGAAGAATTCATCGAAATAGAAATTGCCGTGGTAGCCCTGGGCGGTTCGCGCGTTCGTGCCGAGGAAATACAGGTGCGCACCGTTCGGCAGAACGATAGGATCGCCCGACAGCTCAACGCCGCATGCGTCCTTCGCAAACTGGATGATGTATTGCTTGAAGACGTGCGCCTGCGATTTCGATGCCGAGAGAAAAATCTGATTGCGCCCGGTCTGGATCGCATCAATCAGCGCCTCGCGTGCAAAGTACCAGGTCGCGCCGATCTGGCGCGATTTCAGAATGATGCGCGTGCGCTCGCTGCCGTTTCGGTACCAGGCCTTTTGGTAGTCGAAGAGCGAATCATTGAATGCCTCGACGATGCGCTGCTGAGCTTCTTCACTGAACTCGTTGCGCACCGGCTTTTTCTTCGGTCCGGCATTACGATTGGCGAGGTTGGGATTGAGGTCGGTCTCATTGCCGCCCGGCTGCTCATAGCGGCGCACGCGCGCCGCCTGAACAAGCTGACGCATCAACGCGTCGAGTTCCTTGTACTCGCCGTTGCCCTTTACTTCCTTTGCAATCAGCTGCACTATGCGCGCTTCAAGGGCAATCTCTACGCGCTCCAGGCGCGAGACCTTTTCCCATTCATCGCGGTGCTTCCAGCTATTGACGGTAGATCGCTTGATCTTCAGATGGCGCGCAATCGACGAGATGCGCCAGCCCTCGAAATACAGGCGGCGCGCAACGTGCCGAGGCTCGGTCGCCTGGTCGATGTTGTCCTTGATGTCTTCTGGAATGTCTAACATGCCGCAAGCGTAGGCGGCGCGCGCGCGTAGCGGGGACTTTGCCGAGTCGCTATCCCCGATAACAACCCTTACTTGATTGATGCATTTCGCCCATCGGCAGAAGATGACGTTATCCGATCAACCGATAACGAGCGCGAAAACTCATGGCAACCAAGAGCAAATTTTTCCGCGTCGCGACTGAAGGCGCGACCACCGACGGCCGTAGCATCAGCCGCGAGCAAATCCAGCAGATGGCCGACAGCTACAACGTGAAAACCTACGGCGCTCGCGTGTGGGTCGAACACCTGCGCAGCCTGCTGCCCGATGGTCCGTTCAAAGCCTACGGCGATGTGCTGGCGCTGAAGGCCGAAGAGGTCGACACCGAGAACGGTAAGCGCCTGGCTCTGTTCGCTCAGATCGAACCCACGCCCGCACTGATCGCGATGAACAAGGACCGTCAGAAGATCTTCACCAGCATCGAGCTGGCCGACAAGTTTGCGGATACCGGCAGCTCCTATCTGGTCGGCCTGGCCGTGACCGACAGCCCTGCCAGCCTGGGCACCGAGATTCTGCAGTTCTCGGCCACCAATCCGAAGGCCTCGCCCTTTACTCCCCGCAAGCTGAAGCCGGAGAACCTGTTCTCCGAAGCCATCGAGGCCAAGCTCGAATTCGAAGAAGACGGCCCGAGCGTGGCCGAGACCATCAAGCAACTGTTCAGCCGCATCGGTGGTGGCGAGAAGAAGGCCGATGCCCAGCATGCGGACGTGGTTGCCGCCATGACCGCCGTAGCCGAGAAGGTCGGCGAGTTCGCACAATCCGCCGCGCAGGCGGGCAAGGATGTGGCCGACGCTGTAGCCCGGCTGGAGAAGCTGGAAAAGCGCGTGGGCGACGAATCGACCGCTGCCGAGCAATTCCGCCAGACCCTCAACCTGACCGACAAGAGCAACCTGCAGCGCCCGCCGGCCACCGGTGGCGGCAACAGCGGAACCGTGCAGACCGATTTCTAAGCTGCCGGCCGACCAAGTACACCATTTCCGCATTTCACTGGAGCAGAACACATGAAGAATCAGACCCGCGCCGCCTATAACGCCTACACTTCGCGCCTGGCGACGCTCAATGATGTCGCCGGCGGCGCCGTCCACTCCACCTTCTCGGTGGACCCGAGCGTGCAGCAGAAGCTCGAAGAAAAGATGCAGGAATCGTCCGAATTCCTGGGCAGCATCAACATCATCGGCGTCGATGAGTTGGAAGGCGAGAAAATCGGCCTGGGCGTGTCCGGTCCCATCGCCAGCCGCACCGATACGCGCGGCGACAAGCGCCGCAGCACCCGCGACGCGTCGGCCATGACGAACACCCGCTATCGCTGCGAGAAGACCAATTTCGATACCCACATCACCTATGCCAAGCTGGATGCCTGGGCCAAGTTCCAAGACTTCCAGACCCGCGTAGCCAATGCGATCCTGAAGCGCCAGGCGCTGGACCGCATCATGATCGGCTTCAACGGCGTGAAGGTCGCGGCCGATACCAATCTGACGCAGTATCCGCTGCTGCAGGACGTGAACAAGGGCTGGTTGCAACAGATCCGCGAGAACTCGCCGCAGCGCGTCATGGGCCTGGTCGGCCAGGACTTGCCCGGCAAGGTGGTCATCGGCGGTGGTGCCGGTGCGGACTATGCGAACCTCGACGCTGCCGTGTATGACGCGGTGACCAATCTGGACCCGTGGTATCAGGACGATACCGGCTTGGTGGTCATCGTCGGCCGTGAACTGCTGCACGACAAGTATTTCCCGCTGATCAACAAGGAAAAGGCCCCGACTGAGACCCTGGCCGCAGACATCATCATCAGCCAGAAGCGTATCGGCGGCCTGCCTGCGGTGCGGGTGCCGTCCTTCCCGGCCAATGCCATGCTGATTACCCGCCTGGACAATCTGTCGATCTACTTCCAGAACGGCGGCCGCCGCCGTCGCGTGGTGGACGAACCCAAGGCCGACCGCATCGAGAACTACGAGTCGTCGAACGACGCCTATGTGATCGAGGACGAGGGCCTAGCCGCCCTGGTGGAAAACGTGGTGCTGCAGGATGCGGCAGCGGGCGGCGCGTGATGTCTCGCCTGTCTCCCGCCGCGCGCCACCGGGAGCGCATGCTCGGCAAGCTGGCGGCGTCCGCTGGTGAGCCGGGCGGCGTGACCACCGGCAGCGCCTATGAGCTGATGCTGATGAAGCTCCATGAAGACCGCCGCACGCTGTCCAATATCCAGTCCATCGAACGCAAGATCGAGATGAAGGCCACCCTGCTGCCGGCCTATCAGGACTGGATTGATGGTGTGCTGGCGGGCGGCCGTGGCGCGCACGACGAAGTGTTGGTCAACGTGCTGGTGTGGCACATCGATGTCGGCGACTACGAACGCGCGCTGCAGCTCTCGGCCTATGCCCTGGAACACCGGTTCACTTTGCCGGATCGCTACAACCGGACCTTGCCTACGCTGCTGCAGGACGATTTCGCGGGCGCCAGCCTGGGCGGCAAGCTGAAGGATGACCCGGCCCGCGCGGCCGAGATCCTGCAACAGGTGCTGGCCATGACCGGCAATGCCGATACGCCCGACCAGGCGCGCGCCAAGGTGCATAAGGCGCTGGGCCTGGCCCTGCTGGAGCTGGTCAATCAGGTGGATGCCGAGAACATCACGGCGGCCACGGCGGACCGTGCCACCGCTTCGCTGCAGCACCTCACCCGTGCGAGCGAGCTGCACCAGGCGGCCGGCGTCAAGAAGGAAATCGAGCGGCTGGAGCGGCGACTCAAGAAGTTCGCCGAACCGGCCAAATAAAGAGCACCCCACGGCGCAGGGGCGGCCCGAGACGGAAGCGACTTTGTTCGTCGGATGTCTCGGCCACCGCCCCCCAATGACATCAAGACCATGAGTTATATCGACGACGTGCCGGTGACGGCGGGACCGACCGTGCCGGCCGATGTGAAGGCCATCACCAATGATGGATTTTTCCCAGACATCAGCATGCCGGCCATGCGGGATGCCATGCGGCTGGATTCGACCGTGACCGATGCGCGCCTGCGTCCGGCCCTGGTGGACGCGATACTGACCACCAATCGACTGCTGCGGGACTGGCAAGCGGACCACCTGGCCAGGGGGATCCGGAAGCTGGCAGAGGTGCCCGCGCTCAAGGTGGACGGCGAAAGCCAATACGTGGCGCACTACCGCCGCGCCGTGTACAGCTTCGCCAAGGCTGACATCTTCGAGAGCTATCGGGATTACGACACCACCGCGAGCGCACTGACTGACAAGAAAAACATGGAATGGATGGACACGGCTCCGGACGTACAGCGCCGTAATGGGCATTGGGCGATCAACGACATTCTCGGCCGCACGCATGCGACCGTGGAGCTGATCTGATGCAGGTACGCAGCCAACAGGGCGACACGCTCGACGCGTTGGTGTTTCGCTACCTAGGGGCAAGTAGCGGCTATGTGGAGCAGGCGCTTGCGCTCAATCCTTCCTTGGCCGCGCTGGGGGCCGTGCTGCCAGCGGGAACCATGGTCACGCTGCCCGCTGCAGTGGAAGTGCCCAGCACCGCGCAAGACAGCATCAGCCTGTGGGACTGACAACATGAATACGAAATCACTGACAAGGGGAAACCACGTTATGGCAGCAGAATCCGCCGGTGGCATCGCTGCCATTCTGAAAATCTACGGCATCAAGGCCGTGCTCGGCATGGTCGGTGCCGCGCTGCTGTATATCGTCCTGCCGCCGCGCAACGTCGATGGCTCGTTCAACGAAAAGGAATTCGTGGTGCGTCTGGCCTGCGCTGGCGCGTTCTCCATCATGTTTGGAGACGTGGCGTTTTCGGTGCTGCTGCAGCACGTGCCGACGATTGCCGCCGTGCTGGGGCCGAAGCCAGTCGATTTGATGGTGGGCGCGCCTGCCTGGTGGATTACGCGGGCCGTAGCGCTGTGGTTTCAGCGGCGCCAGGGCAAGGACATTGCCGAGCTGGCGCGCGACGTGAAGGAAACGCTGTGAACGCTATCGACAACCGCCGCGCCTTCCTGGGCATGCTGCGCTTCTCAGAAGGCACGTCCAATTCGCCGACCACGCGCGACCGCGGATATGACCAGATCGTCGGCCGCACCCGTTTTACTAGCTACGCCGACCATCCGCGCGTGCGCGTCTGGATTCCTCGCATCAAGAATTGGTCCACGGCGGCAGGTGCTTATCAGCTGCTGATGCGCTACTACGATATCTACCGTAAGCAGCTCGGGTTGACAGGTTTCGGGCCGGACGTGCAAGACGCCATCGCCCTGCAGCAGATCAAGGAGTGCCGGGCGTTGCCCGATATCGACGCCGGCCGCCTGGCCGACGCCATCGCTAAATGCAAGAACATCTGGGCGTCCTTGCCGGGCGCCGGCTATGGCCAGTTCGAGCATCGCTATGTAGATCTGGAAAAGGCATTCACGCGGGAAGGCGGCGAAGCCATCGTGCTGCCGACCATGAAAACCAGCGAGGAACTGCACTTGGCCTTCCTGGATGCCGGCGGGGTGCTGGCATGACGCTGACCGACGCCTGGCGCACTCGCCTGCGTGCCGGGCTCGGCGTCGGCTTGCTGGCGGTGGCCTTTGCCTCTGCCTGGGCCATCCAGGGATGGCGCAAGGATGCCGAGATTGACCACCTGAAGGCCGGCATTGCCGAGGCCAATCAGGTGGCGGCGGATGCCAGGGCCGAACGTACTCAACAGGTACTGCAGGCCGAGCGCAATGCGCGCGATGCCATCCAGACCATTACCGACAAGCTCACCAATGAAAGGGATGCCGCCCGCCATGAGAAAGACACTTACATTGCTGGCGTGCGCAGCGGCGCTATCCGGTTGTCAGTCCCCGTCGTCGCCCCAGTGCCCGCCGGGGCCAGTTGCACAGATACCGGCGCTGCCGGCGGACCTGGCCAGGAAGCACGAGCCGAACTTACGCCAGCGGCAGCAGAGTTTCTTGACGACATCGCCAGCGAAGGCGATGACGCCATCCGACAAAGCAATGCCCTGATCGACGCC